ACAATTGGTAACAGGAAGGGGACAAAAAACATGGACGGCGCTCACGGGGCAAATAAAGCCCGCTGGCGCGAGTATAGAATGAAACTTTACCCGGAGGTCATGCGCCTCAGGGAAGAGCATGGGACTAATACGATAACTGAATTGTGCGGATTGCTTGAGGAGAGGAAAATCCCGACATTCACAGGCAAGTTTAAATGGTATCCGAGTGTAGTACGGGACATAATTTACGAAGGGAATAAAAATGCAGAATAATAAAACAAGGGGAGAACTGACCCCATTTTTTAAAGGCATCATCCAAGAAGGGACGAAAAGACATGCCGAGATAACTAATAGAGACGGAGCCTTCGACTACAAATTGGCCATAAATCCAACCACTGGCCCGCCATCAGGGGACTTGACCGCCCAAGAGCAGGAGGCGATAAATAACCTGGCGCACGAAATTTCAATCCTTAATTATCAGCAGTACCCATTACCCAGCGACCCAATAATACGAAAAGCAAGTATATATTTCAGATCTAGCACGAACAAGCGTATGATCGCCGGGTACGTCACCATCAGAACAATTCAGAAAAAACTTACCACCCAAAAAGATATCCTCAACATCTTCCCATTCATGAAAAAAGGGAATGTGAGCAAAATTTTTAAAGATTGCGTGGATTCGGACTGGTTTACCGTACACGATACAGTTTCCAGTAACATAAAAGCATATCGGGCCGGAGATCTATTAGTGGAAAGCACCAAGGGATATGTCGCAAATTGCGGGTCTTTCAGGGATAGGATGAGGTTCACAGAATGAATAGAAGTTCATTTTCTGAACTCCGGTTCGATTTAAAAACTTTAAACCATAGTTTTTATGTAATTTAATACTAATCAGGAGGTAATGTTATGGGAGATAGAAGAATGAGTCCGGAAATGAGAATGCGATTCAATGCCAGAGAGGATTGGATAGCAGATAGGACTACTAAAGAAGCCCGGCGCAGAGCCTTCCCAGATGATGAAAGAACCCGAGCAATCGGGGCTGGTTCCGGCGGTGATTGTGTGAGGATAGATATCCCTGCAATAACTACCGGTGATCTGAAGTTATCTGCGAGACTAATAGGTGAATTGGCACAAAATCTCAAAGAATTGACCGAGTCATCTTATAAAGCCAACGATAAGATAATGCTAATGAGAAGGAGGATATCCCAGTGCAATATGGATCTCCGCAACATTCAAAGGCGGTCTTTAGTCAGCTATAAAAGCCCCTAGATATAGTGGGTGGAGTTATTTAAGTACCACACACTGCTAATAACAGGGAAATAAAAATGAAATGTAATAAAATAACGCGAGGTAGAGCGAATGACCCAGTACATCATAAGAAAAGCGAGAAGTTTCGCGCATAATATATACCATGTTACGATCTTCAATTACCACCACACTAAGGATTGGCTGTTTGGGCAGGGGAAGCTCCTCTGGCTGATAACTCTGGTCGGGGAGACTGTCACTGTGTTCCTCATGATACTATTGTTTTTGATAGTTATGATGGGAGGGCCGGATAGATGGTAGGAAAAATAACCCCGGCAACGTACCTCTCAACGAGTCGCGCCCCGGTACTCATGGAAGTGAGTAAATACATGACCAGGAACGGCCTTATGGCAGAAATATTAGAGGCCAGGTCAAAGGGGCTAACATCCCTCCCGGGAACTCCCTTAAACGAAAAAATGAAATACGGAAACAGGCGAGAGGAGGAAATAATAACCGATACCTCAGAGGCCTTAAACTGTGTGGCTAAAACGGACATCAAAGAGCCATATGGATGGTACGGCCCTGGAAAGCCGATGGACTTTATTAACACCTCGATAGACGGCCTACTAAAGCCCTTGGACGGCGGTTATATATATCCAACCGAACACCCGGATAATGCCGGCCCTAAGGTACGTTTCCCGCAGGGACAAGACCGCATTAGAAAAGATGGGGTGGGGGTAAACGAGGCAAAGACTCATTTTAGTTTTGAGATATATGACGACTTACCCGGGTGGCTCGGTCGATATCAACTGTTAGCGCAGATGAAGTGTTACGGCGCTAAATGGGGCGCGGTATCGGTACTCTTTAACGGCAACGAACTGGTCATATACGTATTTGAGCAAGACGAGGCAGTGATAAGTGAACTGGAGGAGAGGGCCAAGGACTTCTATAAAAGATTAGAGGGGCCAGATTATTACCCAGTAAGCGATCTAAAAGATGCCCTGGCAACGTACTCCACCGCAGAATCCGACTTACCGCCGGTCGATTTGGGAGGCAACAATCGGGAGCTAGCCGAGGAGCTGTATCTATCGAAAAAACTGGAACACACCAACAAGGCACTGATTGCCGGGCTGGAGGCCGAGATGGTTGAGAAACTAGGCCTTCACGAAGTAGGGGTGCTATACGACGAAATAGGCCAGGAAATATTTAGGGTCGAAAGAAAGAACCGTAAATATAAAGCCAGCCCTGAAAAAACCGTACCGGCTAAACCGGCGAGAGTTGAACGGCAGAAATCAATAACATTTAAATCAGATTGGAAATTCTAATGAGGCAGTTTAGAAATAAAAACCAAAAGCTCGTATTTGATTATTATAAATCATTTATAGAGGCCAACCAATATTGTTGCTCACTAGAGGAAATGGAGGCCGACCCTAAGCTCGGCATTACCATGAAAACGATATCAGAGCATCGTAAAACCCTCAAAGAGGACGGAGTTATCGACTATACTCCAGGTGCATCCAGGAGCGTTGTTATCCTATGCCAGGACTAACCTCACCTCACCAAGTCCGCAGTACGGCGCAACCGCTGTTAATCACCGCACTAAGGGCTTTTTCCCTTAGGGCGGAATTACTGCGGTGCGGAGCGGTACTTTCGAGGGGGTTCCGCAGTAAATCCTCACTAAATCCGCAGTAATATGGGAATAAAGAATGGAAGCATATACGAGATATACGGCAGATGAGCCTGAGGCATTAATAGATCATTTAAAGCAAATCGCCTCTATGATGGAGGCTCGATATGGAAAGGCTGACGAGGCAATACAAGCAGTCGATAAAACATTACGGGAAAGATTCCTAGAACAAGAGCAGTTGTTTATAAAAGCAAAAGATAAATGGGATAAAATAGGTATCCTAAAACAAGGCAAAGCTCTTATAAGAGCCTGGAAAGCTATCGACGCAGAGTGCGTTAAAAAGAAAGTTAAACATATCCCACATAATGTTTGGACTGCTAAACATAGTGACGTTAATGGTGTCACAATAAAGGTTGTCGAGCGCCTTACACAATTACCAAAAGACTGGCCAGAGGACGAAGCATGGATAACGGTAGCCGGACTGGTTCAGTCAGTTGCGCCAGGAGTATTAAGAGTCAAGGCAAGTTTCCCGGGATCGATGCTACACACTGAAAACTTTTTTGATGACCCAATACCATTTTAGGATAATAAAAAATGAGAATATCAAAGATCAAAGGATATAAGGACTGCAAGGTATGCGGAAAAAACTTCGGATACTTTCACCCGAGAGCCGAGTATTGCTCGGATGATTGCCATCAATCAGAGATCTATAAGATGAGCGATAAATATAGGAATAGGGCCGTAACATTAGCTTACGTGCCTGATAGATTAATGGATAAAGGAGCAGATAGTGGACGTTAATAAAGAGATTAAAAAAGTAATAAAAGATGCATCAGATTTAATAGAGGATAGAGGTGAGTCGTATGGTAATGCGATAGATAATCACCGGGATATATGCGATCTAGAGAACGTATTACTCCGGGATAAACTTCATACTCCCTTAACGGAGAACGACGTAATCTTAAAGATTATCGCTATTAAAATGGCGAGGCTAATGAAGTCTCCAGACCATTTAGATTCTTGGCAGGACATAATTAATTACGCCGGGATAGCTATTGTCATCAATAAACAGGACAAGAAACAGGCCGAGATAATAGCTAACATGCAGGAGTTTAGAGGCAACTATAAGGAGCATTTAAATGGTAGCAGTAAAGGCGCACAAACCTTACCTGAAGGGTAAGAAGCGCGGTGAATATAAACTTATATTTGGTTATTTAGAGGTGGGTGATTACGTTGACGTGCCGGCATCAGATATCCATAGAGCTAGAGCAACGCTTTATATGATGTATCCATCTCCTCATGAACGGCGTACACTAAAGCTAAATAAGGATTGGTATCGTGTCTGGAGAGGAACTATATTCAACGGGGAATCAAGCACTAACACGCCGGCAACGCGCTCGCGAGGCGAATAATATGATGTTTGTCGCATAATACACATTATGTTACTTTTAGCCATTTAAGGCCCATTAACCCATTGTTTTTACTACGCTTTTAAGCCCGTTAAATTAGGGGCGAGGACTGTACCAATTACCGTATAAATTGGGCCAATAGTAGTCCAAAACCCAGGGAAAATATCGAATTGACCCCCCACCCGGCCCCTCATTTGCTTGTTAATGTACTAGTAAAAACGGACACGCGCTCAGAGTTTCGTTTCGTCAAGAAAATACTCTAGGACATCTTTACCCCTTCGAGCTATGTTCGCCCAATGGCCGGTCAACCCAAAAAACGTCAATTTCTAGCCGATCTTAAAAAGCAGGGCGGTGTTCAGTATGTCGTGGATCGTATTTCCGATGGTGACACGTTCACTGCGATTGCTAAGGAGTTCGGCCTGAGCCGTAATTTTATGACATCTGTTTTATATAAGGATCCGGAGGCTAAGGCGTTATTGCAGACGGCTAAAAGGGAACGCAGTCATACTCTCGCTGAGCAGGCGCTAAGTATCGTGGATGATGTAGAGGCATCCCCCAATGAAATTTCAAAGGCGCGTGAGCAGGCCTCGGTTCGTAAATGGCTTGCGTCTTGTGAAAACCCCGAGGTTTACGGCCAGCGTCAATCGGCGGTGACGGTAAATATTGGCGATTTGCATTTAGATGCCCTGCGGAAGGGGCCGGTGATAGATGGTAAAACCATTAATTCGGACTGATTTAAAAGGGTTTAACTCGGAGCAGTTTGAGGAAGTTGTTATGCTTGGTGTTAAGAACGATAATATTACGGTGGTATCTTCCTGCAAAAGCCCTGAGCTTACGACGGCGATCCTGGAGTGCGCTGTGCATCATAGTTTAGTGGATATATTCCCCCATTTGCGAGATGGTTATGTCCATTAATCCTTTTCATGATTTTATAGGTAGGTATGGCGAAGACCCCGCTTTATTCGTTAGGGAGGTCATCGGCGTTGAGCCGTTTGATTATCAGGCTGAGTTATTGAATGAAGTCAATAAGGGTACACGCCGGCTAAGTATCCGCTCTGGTCATGGAACCGGCAAATCAAGTTGCGCCTCTTGGTTGATGCTATGGTTTTTGTTGACCCGGTATCCTGTGAAGGTAGTGACAACGGCCCCTAGTTCGAGCCAGTTATTTGACGCGCTTTTTGCGGAATTAAAGGCGAACACCACCAAATTACCGGACACACTTCGATCACTGATTAACGTAAAGTCGGATCGGATCGAACTGGTCTCCGCACCGAGTGAGGCCTTTATATCCGCAAAAACCTCTCGTCCGGAACAACCCGAGGCATTGGCCGGTGTTCACGCATCCGGCGGTGCGAGGGCATCTGTATTATTAGTTGTCGACGAAGCATCTGGAGTCCACGAAAAAACGTTTGAGGCGAGTGCGGGTTCGATGAGCGGAAAAAATTGTGTAACACTTCTCCTGTCCAACCCGACGAAGAATAGCGGTACATTTTATGAAACGCATATGAGTCCAACAACTTCCTGGTGGACGCGGAAATGGTCTTGTATTGATAGCCCCCTTGTTACCCGTGAATTCATCGAGGAGATGAAGGAGAGGTATGGCCCTGATTCAACTCAGTTCGCAGTTAGGGTCTTGGGTGAATTCCCTAAGGTAGATGACGACACGATAATCCCTTATCATTTATGTGATTCAGCCAGGAGCCGGGATATAGAGGAGAGTCCGGTAGCAACGACAGTGTGGGGGTTAGACGTCAGTCGTTTTGGAAATGATTCCTCTGCTTTATGTAAACGGAGGGGTAATACGGTCACCGAGGTTCAAACCTGGAAAGGCCTTGATTTGATGGAATTGTGTGGTCGTGTTAAAGCCGAATATGACGCAATTATGTCTCCCTCTGATCTTCCGGAGAGTATATTTATTGATAGCATAGGCCTGGGATCGGGATGTGTAGATCGTTTATCTGAACTGGGCCTCCCGGCTATTGGTATTAATGTATCCGAGTCACCCTCAATGAAGTCTAATTATGTTAATCTCCGGGCCGAGCTATGGTTTAAATTGAAAGCATTTCTGGAGCATAGGGACTGTAAGTTACCCCCGGACGATAAGTTAATAAATGAAATGATCGCGGTTAAATATTCATTTGCGTCTAATGGCAAAGCAAAAATAGAGAGTAAAGATGAAATGCGTAAAAGGGGATTGCCTTCTCCGGATAGGGCGGACTCTCTTTGCTTGACGATGGTTCACGATAATGTCGTGGCCTTAAAAGGGGGCCACAGAAGTCGTTGGTCTCAACCGCTTAAACGAAACTTGAGAGGAGTGGCATAAGGCCAACTGATGATTGACCCAATGGTTGCCATATCAGCCGTGACTGCAAGTGCCGGTGCTATATCTTCCGCTATTAAGGCGGGGAAGGACGTTGCCGGTCTTTCGGGGCCGTTGCAAAAATACGCGAAGGCTGAGGCCGAGTTAAATTTTGGAGCGCAGAGGAAAAAGAATTCTTTCTTTAGTAAATTCACTGGCGCGGAGGCCACCGCCATAGATCGTTTCTTTAAGCAGGAGGAGTTGACTCAGGCTCGGGATAAATTGCGTGAGACATTTTTGCTTCACGGAAAAATGAGCCAATGGCAGACCCTTCAAAAGATGATCGCGGAGGAGCGTGCTAACCATCGTGATTTTTTAAAGCAGAAAGCAGAGTTTAGAGACACGCTCTATACTATTTTTGGGGTGATATTCTTGGGTGCGGTTTTTATCGCCGGTTCTATTGGCATCATCTTTTTGGCGAAATATTTAAAGGAACAGGAGGCCGTATGAGAGTTATTCTTGATGATTGGAGGGTAATCCCCCGGCTAATGATGTTGGCCATTACGGTAATGGCTTTTTATGTTACTAATTGGATGATTGGTTTACCCGACCCAACAATCAACCAGACATCTTTTGCATCAATTATTTTTGGTTGCTTTTCCGGATGCTTCGCCATTTGGCTCGGTCAATCAGAGGCTAAAAAGTGATCGACCAAGTAATGGCATATGTTGTTTTGCCAGTTGGTGGCTTCGTTTGGTGGATGCACCAAAAACAACAAATCCATTACACAAAAATCACAGTCCTGGAAAAATTATTTGAGCAAACGAATTTAACGCATGACAGGGAAATAAAAGAAATAAAAGAGGCCGTCAAAGCCATTAACGCCAAGCTGGATAGGATAGAGCAAGGTCTTAGAAAGTGAAAAACAGTAATTTTGAAACAGGCAAGATGGGGGAGTATATTTGCGCCGTCGCCCTGATGCGGTTGGGTGAAAGTGTAGAAATAGTGAACCTCGACACGGTGGATATTATCGTTAATCGCAATGGAAAGGGCTTGTTGCGACTACAGGTAAAAAGCTCCCGGTATAAAGATCGGAATGATAAAAGAGCGCCGGGATATCAATTTTTCCCAAATTTTGGAAAGGCGAAGACCCCTCTAACGAAAGACCATTGCGATGCAATTGCTTTTGTAGCCCTGGATATTGAGAGGGTTCTTTTCAAAAGTATTGAAGATTTAGAACCGAAAATAACAAGGAGGTACCCGCGAACATATTTTGAGCTAAACGATTTAGAGAGAAACACTTGGAAGGAGTGCATCCAATGAGAGCAATTAAAGATATTACAATTTGTTTAATGGGCGTATCCCTTATGGGGATTCTGGCCTTAATAGTTGTCGATGAGTTTATGATGGCCAATACTCACGGAGGACAGTTGGACGACTCAGTGATTGAGTTACTTCAAATGTCTATAACAGGAGTCGTGGGAATCGTTGCCGGGTGGGTATCCTCTAAAAGCGGAGGGTGTGACTGCAAATGAGTCTTTTAACTAGCCTCATTTCCCCTGTTTCCAATCTTCTGGATAAAGCTATTCCAGACCAGGATTTGAAAAGAAAGCTAAGTCACGATATCGCAACTCTTGCTGAGAAATCAGCATTGGAGGTGGCTAAGGGGCAAATCCAGGCGAATATAGAGCAGGCCAAGCACCCCAGCTTGTTTGTCGCCGGCGCAAGGCCCGCAATAATGTGGGTCGCTTGCCTGGGCCTCTTAACGCAGTTTTTTATAATGCCTATAGCGGAGTGGGTGGTTGTTATCTGGCATCCTGAGGTCACACTCCCAAATTTAAATACCTCTGAATTAACCGCACTCACTATGTCAATTTTAGGTCTTGGAGGAATGAGATCATGGGAAAAATCAAAGGGAGTCGCAAGGGAGAATATGAACAAGTAGAGCCTGAAATATTCAGGTACAAACAGGACTGGCTAGGTGAAAGACGGATGCCAGTCACAAAATTGAAAGGTAAAAGACGTGTTCAGATTCGGCCAAAAATCATTATCAAAACTTGAGGGAGTTCATCCTGACCTTGTGGCTGTTGCTAAACTAGCCATCCAAAAATCGGCAATCGACTTCGGAATTTCTGAGGGTGTTAGAAGTAAAAGTCGTCAGGCCAAGCTTGTGAAAGCGGGCGCCTCTACCACTCTAAATTCAAAACACATAATTCAGGAGAGTACCGGGTTCTCTCACGCCATTGATATTTTCACAATAGTAGACGGGAGGGCATGTTGGGAGCTAGATACGTATTGCGTGGCAGGCGAGGCATTCCTGTTGGCCTGTAAGGAACTATCGGCCCCCGTAACGTGGGGTGCCTGTTGGCATATTAAAGATATATCGGGCTGTGAGCTATCTTGCCACGATATGATAACACAATATACTGACGCCAGACGCAAAGAGGGCAGAAGAGCATTCATAGACGCTCCTCATTACCAGCTGAATATAAATTAAAATGTGGATGCCTATAATCCTTATATGCTCTTCGGTTTATTCCGAAAGTTGTTGGGTGGTAACGAGGAACCAAGATTTATTAAAAACCCAAGAGCAGTGCAATAGGGTATCGGTGGAGAAAGCTAGAGTGGCATTTGAATTAACCGGGGCTTATCACGTTAAACCAATGTGCCAAATAATTAAACCGGGGTTTGGGGTGTAGTAGGGTGGCTATTAAGCCACCCCTCGCTCGGCGAGGAATTCGTCCTCGCGCATTTCTGCGACTCGTAGCTGAGCCGAGTCAAATAGCCTCATGAGGCCTCGGTGAGTTGGGTTACCAAACACGTAACCATCAACATAATGGTCGGCTAGGCCATAATCGCGAATGGCCTCGACCATAGCATCGAAGTCACCGGAGCCGGCGGTTAGGACGACATTTCTGACGCCCATCCAGCCAGCGACGACTTGGTCGATGATTAGATCGACCGAGTCTGCATTAAAACTAATGCGGTTAATGCTAGTAGTAGTCATATTCACCTCCTGTGAATAAAGTTAACGATATAACGACTATAGCATGTTTTCACATTAATTACAAGTAGTTATTTTGTAAAGTTAAGGTAATAAAATGGTAAAATCAGCAAAAAAGAGATTGGCTAAAGTCAATCCGGTGGCTCGGGCTATGCTTCGATCTCGTCGTCCCAAGATGGTTGTTCAATCAAAAAAAACGTACAATCGGAAGAAGGTAAAGCATCAAGATAATTCATTAGGCTCAAAAACCACAGTGTATTAATGTGGCCACATTTGATTAATGAGGTAGTCTATTGGCAAAGTTAAATCCCTTGGAGGACGGCCAGCTAGAAAGTTTGGTTGGCCAGGCTATCAGGGATTCGATAGATTTTATGGATTCCGAGATAGTTCCGGAGAGGGTTCTCTCCCAGCAATATTTTGATGGGAAGACACGCTTAGGAACAGAGGACGGACGCAGTAAGGTGGTTGCGACCAAGTGCAGAGACGCAGTTCGTGCAATTAAGCCATCCCTCTTACGCGTCTTCCTTAGCTCCGGGCCTCCTGTTGAATTCGTCCCCAAGAACGGGCCGGAGGATGTTGTGGTAGCGCAACAAATGACTGAATACGTAAATTATAAATTAAATAAACTGAACTATTTCAAGCTCTTGAGTAACGCGTTTCAGGATAGCTTGGTGAAACGGTTGGGCATTTTAAAGGTTTATTATGAAGATTTTACAAGCACTTCGATTCATACATACTCAGGTCTTTCTGATATGGAGTTTAATTATCTGGCTTCCGATGAAAATATTACAATACTTGAGCATAATCAGACAGTATCTGTGGAAATGGATCAAGGAACTGGCCAGGAAGTTCAAAAATCTATTCACGATGCGAAAATCCAAAGAGTAACCCCGAGGGGTGATTGTAGGATAGATTCAGTTCCCCCGGAGGAATGGTTTTGCGATAGGAATGCGAAGGACGTAGAGACCGCATACATAGTTGGCCACAGGGTAAATAAAACTGTGGGTGAGCTAGTCGAGGCCGGATTTGATATAGATGAAGTAAGTGAGCTGGATGCTATCAATGACGATTCTTTGAATAGTGAGGAATTATACGCTCGCACCGGGTTCACGGAAGTAAAGGATGATTCAGAGAATACTATAGATATAACCTCTCGTCGTATTGGGATTACAGAGTGCTATATGCGCGTTGACGCTGACGGGACAGGGGTTCCTGTATTGCACAAATTTATAATGGGCGGGAGTAATTATAAGCTCCTTTCATTTATGCCCTGCGATATGCAACCATTCGCAATTTTTGAGTGTGACCCGGAACCGCATACAATATGGGGCCGGAGTATAGTTTCAATGCTGTTCGATGACCAGGACGCTAGCACTTCCTGCTTGCGGGGTGTTTTGGATAATATATCTCTGGTGAATACTCCCAGATTAAGCGTTGTGGATAGCCAGGTTAATCTCGATGACGTTTTAAATAATGAGATAGGCGCGGTCATCCGGTGCAGACAGCCCGGAACGATAAACCCTATCACGATTCCATTTACTGCCGGCAACACTTTAGGCGCGATGCAATACCTCGATCAATCTATAGATCAGAAGGTGGGAGTGAGTAATGCTAGTGTCGGACTCAACCCCGATATCCTTCAGTCAACTACCCAGCAGGCCGTATCACATCATATCTCCCAAGCGCAGGGCCAGGTTGAAACAATTGCGCGGAATTTCGCAGAGGGCGGGATGACTCAACTATTTAGGAAAATGTTGCACCTTATCATTCAGAATCCAAAAGGGAATGAGATGATGCGCCTTAATAATAGTTATATTCCAGTTGACCCTAAGTCGTGGCATAGCGATTACGATGTGGAGGTCTCTGTCGGTCTAGGGACTGGGAAGGCTGAAGAAAAGCAGATGACCCTTCAGCAAATACTTCAGATTCAGCAGACTATTTATCAGGGGTACGGCCCCGGTAATGGTTTGGTTAATTTGAGCATGATACGGAATTGCCTTCAGGACATATTGGCCGGTAGCGGTATAAGAAATGCCGATCGGTATTTTAGTCCAATGAATCCAGAAACAGAGCAACAGATGATGCAAATGGCTCAGCAACAGGCTCAGAACCAGCCTCAACCGGTAGACCCGGCTCAGGCTGTTATGGCATCTGAGCAAATGAAAGCCCAAACAAAAATGCAGTCTGATATGGCGAAACTCCAGTTGGAGAGGGAAAGAATGCTATTGCAGGATGATTTAAAGCGGGATGAGTTGGATCAGGATTTACTGCTCAAGGCCGGGGAGCTTCTCTCTAAACATGGTGTTCAGGTCGATATAAATGAGATTAAGAGAATGCAGGCAGAGCCTAGACAACAGCCCAATGGAGGTTCGCTCCAGTGACAAGGGGTTTAGAAATAAAAGCATCTCAGGCAAAAGAGTTACTTCACTCTGATGCTTACCGGGATGCTATGAGGAAAGTCAAAGATGCTCAAATAGAAGCATTTTTGTCCTCGGCTCAAGATGATGTGGAGACGCGGAATAAGGCGCACTCGATCATTTTGGCCTTATCCGCGATTGAGTATGAATTGGTCAACGTTGTTACAGATCAAGAGATGCTCGATAGAAAGAAACGTAACAAAAGGGATTAGCACCGCATGGAAGATCAAGCGACTAATGCAGAAGAGGGTTCAGTAGAAGAGGCAACCATGTCACTTCTGGGTGAGCCGTTAAAAGAAGATAATCAGCCAGCCGTTGAGGCTACTGATGAAACGGCCCCCGATGTGGCCGTCGATGAGAACATCGAGCCGGATAATACGAATGAGGACACTGCGCAGGAAGCTGAGCCAGACACTAATAATCAGACATACACCGTGAAGGTGGATGGGGCTGAGGAAGAGTGGACTCTGGATATGCTAACCCGTAGCGCAAGTGGCCAGTCTTATATCCAAAAAAAGATGGCTGAAACTGCCCAAATCAGAAAAGAGGCGGAGCGAGTTCATAGTCAGCTACAACAAGAGCGTGAGCAACTCCAAAAAGCGATGGAGTCTTACCAAACCCAACTTGCATCCACCCAGGTGCAAAAACCGGATATTTCTTTAGCAGATACCGATCCTATAGCTTATGTCGCCGAAAATGCAAAGTACCAGGATGCCCTAGAGAGGCAGAGGGTGCTAGCAGATGAGGCCAATAAACTAAAGGAGGAGCAAGCATTGCAAAACAAGCAAGCCATGAAGGCGTACCTCCATGAGCAAGCTAATATTTTGCAGGAGCATATTCCGGAATTTAAAAAGTCAGAAACAGCGCAACCATTAAGAGGTAAGCTAGTTTCGACCGGGCAAGAGTATGGATTCACCGAGCAAGAGATCGCTAGCATTGTTGATAACCGCGCAATCCGGATATTAAACGATGCTCGAAAATGGCAAGAGTTTCAAAAGTCCTCAGGGAAAGTTGAAGAGAAAGTCAGTAAAGCGAGACCTTTTACTATGAAGCCTGGCTCTAAGCAAGTTGGTACAGTTGGGAAGACCCAGAGGGTTAAGGATGCGACCGCTAGACTGCAAAAAAGTGGGAGCGTTGATGACGCGACCAATTGGCTTTTAGCAACATCTTAATAGGAAGGATAAATAAGATATGGCCCAAAATGCAAACGCAGTTGAGACATATGATGTAACAACCATCCGTGAGGACATTAGTGACCTTTTGAAGTCGCTGGCCCCAACGGATACCCCCATATTCTCAATGGCAAAACAAAGAAAAGCAAGCAACACCTATGTGGAGTTCGCCGAGCTTGAGCTAGCAACCGCTGTAAATTCAAATGCTGTGGCTGAAGGTGATAACCCAGGAAATGACGCGGGTACTTTGCCGGTCAGAAAAGGGACGTACACACAGCTAGCAGATAAGCTAGTTGAAGTCACTTCTACAGACGAAGCAGTTAATGGCGTAGCCGGCGCTCAAAAACTTGCCTCTCAAATTGCCTTCAAAGTGAAGGAAATTAAAAGAGACATTGAGATGAGCATCACCAAATCGGCAATAGGTAATGCCGGTGCGGGTAACGGGGCTACGGCAAGAGTGACTGCCGGTCTGCCGGCATGGCTTTCCAGTAATACCTCCCGAGGC